AGGATTTAATTCTTACAGGATAAATATAAATAGTTGAGCGAGCCCTAAGCGCGAGCGAATGTTCTTTAGAACATAAAGAGTCCATGAGCGCCAGCGAATGTTACTAACTGCTACACTTTGTACAAGGTTCCAAGTGGGAAAAAAGTAAAACAAGGTTCCAAAATTGAAAAAGGGGGAAGGGGGTAGGGTGTAGCAGTGATAGTAGGACCCTGCCTGCGCGGTTCTGAAAAAAATTTTCACAAAAAAATTTCTACAAAAAATTTCACAAAAAGCACTTTCGTGCTCTATAATTAATTGCAGATGAGTAAAAGCGTAGAAAAACCAGAACTCACTGATATGGACAGAGCTGAAATGCAGTCCCATTATCCTTATATGGATATGAAGTTAAACGAGCTATCGGTCCAAGAAGAGCGTTTAATACTGTTCTACATACGTGGGATGACAAAAGCGGCCGCGGGCCGTGCTGCGGGATACGCTGACCCTGAACATGTGTACAAGGTTTTCAAACGCCCCAAAATACAAAACGCAATCACGTATTTGCGCAAAGATATGCGCGAACAAGTAAAATTCGATAAAACTCAAGCTACTTCTATGTACTTAGAAGCGCACCGAAAATCTGTAAATGCAACCGAAGAAACGCGCGTTGTAGATTCTTTATGCAAACTTCACGGTTTGTTTACACCTGAGAATGGAACTCAGATAAATATTAATGTAGATTCTATAGAACAGTTAGAAAGATTACCTGATTCTGAGCTACTAAAAATAGCAGGAGTAGATAACCAATATTTAGTACCCAAAACTGATAAAAAAGAGGCAAAGTAGATGGCGACTAGAAAGATGACGGACAAAGGTCCAGGAAAAATAGGTGAAACTAAAACTCAAGAAAAGAAACTAGAACCTACTACAGGCAATAGTGCTAATTTTCCTGATTTAAATAAAGACGGAGAAATTACTTTTGCTGATGTATTACTAGGTAGAGGTGTAGAATGAAAAAACCTTGCGCAGGCATAAACGCCCCTCACCCTACTAACATGAAAAAATTTGCTAAAAAAATGAATCGTTATAAATCAGTCCCGAGGAGGGGTAACCGTGGCAGGTAAAAAGAAGAAAAAGAAAGCAAAAAAGAAAGGTGGTGCGAAACCTACAAATCCAGCGTTATACGCTAGAGTAAAAGCAGAAGCAAAACGTAAATTTAAAGTTTGGCCTTCTGCTTATGCCTCAGCCTATTTAACTAAAACTTATAAAAAACGAGGAGGAGGGTACAGAAGTGGCTAGTAAACCTAGAGGTGGATTAACCAAATGGTTCAAAGAACAGTGGGTAGATATTGGTGCTCCGAAGAAGAAAGGGAAGTATCAAGCTTGTGGCAGGAAGTCAGCTAAAGGCGGAAGTAAACGTAAATACCCTAAATGTGTACCAAAAGCTAAAGCTAAAAGTATGACTGCGGCTCAGAAAAGAAGTGCCGTTAAACGTAAACGTGCAGCAGGGAACCCAGGAGGTAAACCTACTAACGTTAAGACTATAGTTAAGAAGAAGACAGCCAGGAAGAAGTCTACGTCTAAGAGGAGAAAGACTCGTGGCAAGAAAAAGAGCTAAAGCTATACCAAGAACCACTGGTAAAGGTGGTAATTACCGTAAAACTAAAGCAGGTGCAGGTATGACCAGAAAAGGGGTTCGTGCATATAGAAAAGCAAACCCTGGATCTAAGCTCAAAACTGCTGTAACTGGTAAGGTTAAAAAAGGCAGTAAAGCGGCTAAAAGAAGAAAATCCTACTGCGCTAGGTCATTAGGGCAGTTGAAAAGAAGTTCTGCAAAAACCAGAAACAATCCTAATTCTAGAATAAGACAAGCTAGAAGAAGGTGGAAGTGTTAAACATTTATGACTTATTAAAAAAGGGAGGAAGTAATGCCATACGGTAAAGGAACTTACGGTTCAAAGGTCGGCAGACCTAAAAAGAAAAAGAAGAAAAAAGTTAAAAAAAGAAAAAAAATGACTTATAGCAGTTATTAGTGGAAATTACTAAATTAGAATGCGTTCGGTGTAAAGCGTTACACCCTGAAACATTGTATCCATCCGATGACAGTGTTTGTGTGTATTGTAAAGCGGACGAAGCTGAACGTATTGAAAAACCGACCGTAAAAGTAAGTAAAAAAGAAGAACAGAAACTTACACAAGAAGCTGCAGCACATCGAGAGTTAGCGCTTCGTGCACTTGCACGTAAACACATGTTACCGTTTGTAGAGCGGTTTGATTCTAATTATCAAGCGGGTTGGGTACATAAAGATATATGCCAACGCTTAGAACAGTTTAGCCATGCGGTTACGCAACGAGAATCTCCCAGGTTGATGTTGTTCATGCCGCCCCGACACGGCAAGTCAACGTTAGCTAGTATTGCGTTTCCTGCATGGCATTTAGGTAGAAACCCTGAGCATGAGTTCATTAGTTGTTCATATTCAGGGTCATTAGCTATGTCGTTTTCGCGCAAAGTTCGACATCAGCTCCGTGAACCAAACTATAAAAA